AAAGACAATGCAACGTCAACCAAGTGCATTTGATCGTATTAATGTAAGAAGATTATTCTTATATCTAGAAAAGGCTACTAAGAAGACTGTGAAATACTTCGTGTTTGAACCAAACACAACATTCACCAGGACCCGTTTAGTTAATACATTGAATCCAATCTTTAATTTTGCTAAATCAACACAAGGTGTAGCAGATTATATGATCGTTTCAGATAAGAGAAACAACACACCTGACTCAATTGATAATAATGAATTGGTTGTAGACATATATATCAAGCCAGTTAGAGCATCAGAATTCATTTTAGTGAACTTTATTGCTACTAGAACCGGTGCTAGCTTCAGTGAATTGATTAGTGGTCCTCGTCTCTAATATAATTAAACCATAAATAAATATATGGCAGACACAATACAAACAATCAGAGGCTTTTACGATAGGGCAGCAGTTGCAGACTTCGCGCGGGATTACCTATTCCGCGTGATGATGATCCGCACCGGTACTATGTTTTTGGGCGAGGAAGAATTAGTATATGTTAAAACAGCTACTTTACCAGGAAGAAACATCGAAAACGAAGCAGTAAAGTATATGGGAATGAATTTTAATATTCCCACTATTGCTACATACCCCAATTCTGACTCTTTTACATTAACTTTTTATTGTGATGCTAATTCTTTATTAAGAGAACGCTTAATGTCTGAATCTAGAGCGGTATTTAATGATGCTACTAGTACTGGTACTTATAATACACCTGGTCGTGATAGCTACATCGAATTACTACAATTAGATAAACAACTTGAACCTATCATGCAATATACCCTATTCGGTGCTTCTATTCGCAATGTGGGTGAAATTGCTTATGAAATTGCTGAAGGTACGGGCAGTGTAAAGACATTTGACGTGACATTTGCTTATCATTTCTTTGAAGAAAAGAGACCAGGGCAGTTCGCTATTAATAATATTTCAAACGCATTCCCAAATATTAATGCTTTCTTGACATAACTAATATAAATGGCGGATAGCATCAACTCACCCAGAGAACATTTTCTCAGTAATATATCTGTATGGGAACTAGATGTTCCACTGCATACACAATGGGTTGTTAGAATTGCTCCAAAAGCTGGTTTGTTTGATTTTTTTAATGAAATTTTAAGATATACCTCGGTTGATCATTCTCAGCTGAGGGAATCAGTAAAATATTCACATTACGAAAAATTTTTAGGACCCAGAACCAATGCATTAGAAGAAGGTCTGGGTCTTTATTTTGCACAATCTATAGAATTACCGGGGGAATCATTAGATATGGAGACTGTGGGCATGAATGGAGATAATTGTTTTATACAGTCATCCGTAATCAAAAATAGGTCTTCCGGAAGCAAAAGAGAAGTTTCAATGAAACTACTAGAGACCAATGTTGATATTGTGGACGGCCTTATAAGACCATGGATAATTGCATGCGGATATCGTGGGAATGTAATGATTCGTGGTTTAATTAACTTAAAGGCAGATATACAAGTAGTACAATACACAAAGGGTGCTAAAAAACCTGTTAGAAAAATACATAATTTTATAGATTGCACCCCTTTTACAGTAGGGGGTACCGATTTACAATATGAATCAGAATCTATAGTTGCAAAAAGTGTATCATGGATTTATAATTACTATCATTATAAATTAGTATAATGATAAAATCTAATTTTTATACAACATTAGATCTACCTAGTCTCGATAAAAAAATAAAAATTAAAGAGATTAATAATTGTTATTATATTGATATATTGAAATTTATTCAAAATTCAAATTTAGAAGAACTAATTAATTTTTTTGATTTAATTATATCTGAAAATACAGATGCAGATATTAATGCATTGACAAATCTTGATAAATTTTGCATCTTAATAGAGATGCGATCTGTCTCTATAGGCAATATAATTGAATTTTCTATTGATAATAAAAATATTAAATATAATTTGTCTGACATTTGTACAAAAATTCAGAATTTAAAAAATATTAATAAGACCATAAAAATAGATAATTTAAATTTTGAATTAGGAATTCCGAAAAAATTAATAATTCCTAATTATAATGATATTATTCAATCTTGTATAAAGAAAATCAACGATATTGATCTAGATACATTCACTAATATTGAAAAGGAATCATTATATAAGATGATACCAGCCCACATATATAATGATATTAAAAATTTTATCATTGAAAATACCGAATATATTGAAAGCCAGAATATTTTTAACCTATCGATAGTAGAATCATTTAAAGATTTTAAAATAAATCCTTTTAATAATTCATTAATTGAATTATTGAAGAATATATACAGTGATAATTTAATGAATTTTTATGATTTACAATTCAATTTAATTACAAAATTACATATATCTTATGATCATTTTATGTCGATGACATATAATGAAGCCAGAATGTATGTTGCGATGCAAAATAAAGAAATTAAAAAACAAGAAGAAGCTGAAAAGAAATCACAGGGCAAATTATCATTATAACAATACATAATTTTTATGGGAATAAATGATATTTTAAGTAAGTTGAATGAAATTAATCACGAAGATGTAATAAAAATTTTTATTCCTTCCTTACAAAGAGAAGTGTCATTCAAACCATTATCATTACACCAACAAAAAGATATACTTAAAGCAGGCATTTCATCAGATATATTCAATATTCTAGAATTTAATGCTATTTTTAATAATATAATAGAGCAAAATAGTTTAGAAAGAAATCAATACAAAGTACAGGACAGACTTGTTATTGCAATTGCTTTTAGAAACAAATTTACATCTCAACCACTAGATCTAGATGATAAAAAAATTGACATTGAATCATTAAGAGATAAAAAAATTAATTTTGAAACAGATGCATTCAGTGATTTTTTAATAGAAGAAGGAATTTTAAAAATAAAAGCTGCTGCACCCGCCTTATCTTTAGATCAAACTATTACTAAATTACAATTATCAAAAATTAAAAAGACAGAAAATATTGATATTGGGGCTTTTATAAGTGAAATGTATGTATTTGAAATTTTAAAATACATAAAATCCATTCATATAGGTGATTTAGATCAAGATTTATCAATTTTATCAATTGAGGATCGTGTTAAGGTTGTAGAACAACTCCCGGCATCTCTCATAACACAACTTAATAATTATATTTCAAATAAATTCAAGACTCCAGAAGACGAATATTTGACAGTAGACGGTACTAAACTTACAATAGACGCTAGACTCTTCGTATAGATACTTTCCCGTTAAATAATTATAATGGCGAAAGAAGATCCTACACAGCGTCTTTTGACTGAAATACGTACTTTAAATGAAACAAATAAATCATTAAAGAACGTAATTGAAGAGTATGCTCGTACGACTGCTAATGCCATGGCAAATACAGCCTCGGCTATTCAAGCCATTAATCAAACAACTGCATCACTTGGGGTATGGACTAGTCTCTTTGAATCCATTAAAGCTGTTGTGGATGATATCAAAAATTTATCAGCACCGACTACATCAAATAGCAAAACAACAACATTAACTGGCCCCGAAAAACGCAGATATGCTGATATAGCAAAAATTTTCGATTCAGTATTAAAAGTTAGATCAATATCAAAACTATTATCACAAAAAACAAAGATAGTAGAACCAACCGAAGTAAAGAATAAAGCTCAATCTCCTAATGAAACTGAAGAAGATGAATATACAAATATGGCAAGAATTTTTAATAAAGTTTTAAAAATTACAGCCATTTCATCTAGATTGAATGATATTAAAAAAATATTGATCAGATCAGAACTTTTGCAAACAAATGCGAATAGAAATCGCGAGAGGAATGAATTGTTTAAGCCTACTGATGAAGGTAAAGATAATAAAAAAGATTCTAATAAAAAGCAAAATAAAGATAATACTGAAAAAAGTTGGATTACTGAATTTATAGAGAAAATACCCATTATCGGGGATTTATTTAAAATAGTTCGAGGCATATCAAAGATGTTATTTTTTGCTAGCCCATTAATAGCAATTTTATCCCATACTTTTACTGATAAGATACAACCATGGCAGGGTGGAGTTGATTTGTTAGCTAAAATTAAGCTGTTGGGCGGACGTTCATTTGATGATATATCAAAAATAATTGTCGAAAAAACTAAAACAATAATTGAATGGCCCTTTAAATTTATAAGTGAAAAATTTCCTAATTTATTTGCAAAAATAAAGGGGTTTTTTGGTATAAAAGAAGCAGAAAAATCAGTAGTTATAGCTTCAGAAGCAGCTGCAGATTTATTAAAAGCCGGTAAAGGAGGTTTTCTGGGTAAACTTTTAGGATTTGGCAAGAATCTTGGCAAGGGTACATTAAGAGCATTGGCTCGCGCACCATTTATTGGAGCAGTAATAGGAGCTTATTTTGCCTATGATAGATATAAAAAAGGTGATTATTTGGGAGTGTTAATTGAAATAGGTAGTATGATAGCTTCTGGTACCGGATTGGGAACTCCAATTAGTATAGCATTGGGTGTATTACAAGCATGGAGAGACTGGAACCGCACAGAAGAAGAAAATAAACAATTAGAAATTAATAAACAAGATGGAATTATTAAATGGATGATATATGGAATAGGTGATATGCTAGGTTCGATAATTGATTGGGTTGTTAATGGTGTGAAACGCGTAACTGATTGGGTGGGTAGTTTATTTGGTTTTGTAAAAAAAGATATTGAATCAATGAAATTGCCAAATACACCACAAGGAGTACAAGAATATTATGATAAACAAATAAAAGAACTTAATATGGCAGCAAAAAGTGCTCAGGGTAGATCTTCATTAAATGCAAAAAAAGTATATTTAGAAAAGGCTGAGAAGTTAGAACAAGAAAAACAAAAAGCATTGAGAGATTATAAACTACCAGCAAATGTCAGCCCAATAAAACCAGTAGAAAAAACACCAGCAGTTACACCACCAAAAGCATCTGAATTAAAAACCGAAACCCAAAAAATTACTGTTAATTTACCTAATGATGAGGCACATTGGAAAACCCAAAACGCTCTCTTGCTAGACCAATATGAAATTTTAAAGATTATAGCCAATAAAGATGCAAAATTTCAAAATCCAAATACAGTACCGATGCAGATGACGAATGAGAGTGTTCCAATAGTCCGGCAGAAATCTAATACTAAAGAATATTATTTTAATTCAGTAAATGCATCAACTAGTTTAGTAGGAGGTAGTAGATAATATGGCTAATGGAAATTTATTAACCGCAGAGATTAAAAATCCTTTTGAATCTCCAGCAAAATTATCTATAGATTTAAATAGAAATAGAATCATAGCTAATAGCCTGGCTGGTCGCTTACCGACAGACACACCGCAATCGTATGTATCGAATACAAAAACTGTAACTACCGATGCCATACAAAAGAAAGAAATCACTGAAAAATATAATATATTACAAGACTATATTTGGACATTATCAGAAAATAAAAATATAGTAGCACAACATATACCCAAATTAATTGCTACAGAATATAATATAGAAACTTCGCCTATTATTCAAAATTTAAAAGCTGCATATTCTTTATCAAAAGAATTAATAAAAGCCAATGCGTCTATTTTGGGGTTAGGAAATGTAGCAGCCCCGGAATGGGCAAAAACATACTTAGATCGAGCGGCATCTAGTGAGCTTGTTAAAAAAGGTGTTGGGGCAGCGGATGAAATTATAAAAAAAATTGGTACTGCTACAAAAGCAAATGCACCCGATGGACATGCGTGGCAATCCTTTAAATTAAAAGAATTATATCAACATCTATATTCGGTGTCTAAAACAGGTAATCAATTTATTTTTCCATATATGGATGATGAATTTTTAAATTTATCTAATAATTTTACAGAAGGAAATGAATATCTTCAATTTGACGGATTGATATTCAATTTAGATACAAAAGATGCTGTTTCTAATTTAAAAAAGTTTTCTTCTTTACCTGCTTTATTATCACCCGGCGCATTCATCCAAGCACCTCAATTTTATAATTTTGATACAGATGAACCAACGGTTACGATAAATTTTCCTCTTTATAATATTGTAGATAGTTATGAGACACAAAAAAATATAAATTTTGTCAAATTATTTGGTCTTAATAATATGGCACATAGAAAAGATCTCCTTGCTGTAGATCCTTCGCGCATATACGATATCTATATACCAGGCAAGGCAAATTTTCCACTTTGCTTTGTATCAGATTATAAAGTAGACCATCTAGGCACTAAAAAACTTTATGGAAATGATATATATCCCGAAGCTTATAATGTAAGTATTACATTTAAATCATTAATTAAATATGATGTGAATATGTTTACAGAAGCTATGAACATGGCTGGTAAATACGTACCGCCGCCAGGCAGAAGTCTTGCAAAATCTGAAACATCTAAAGATGTTAACAAAAATACAAAAGATAATAGACCCAAATTACAAAATTTTGATGCACCGGTGCATTCAGGAGGAGGTATTACTGACGACGTAAAAGTAAGTCCGCATTTAAGAAAATTAGACAGCTCAATTGAGGGATAATATGGAACAAATAAATTTATCACATCCAGACGAATATTACGAAAACATTTTCAATATGTATAAAGATACAAATGAAAATGGTGATATGTATTATTTTTATAATATTGGTAAAAAAATTAATTTGCCAAATAATATAGATGATGGTGTATTTGATTATTTTAATGTTCCTGATTTATTACCATTAACAACTATAAGCTATCAAGTATATGGTACTATACATTTGTGGTGGTTGATTTTATTATGCAATGATATTCAAAATTCGTTAAAACTATTGTCTCCTGGATCTGTAATTAAAATTATAAAAAAAGAATATCTCAGTACAGTATTAGCATCATTAAAAAATAGAGAATAGTATGGCAATTTCTGATTATATAGGTGATGACCCAAAATTATTTAAGTATCAATATAATGGTAATGATTATTTGGTTTGTGCTACATTTACATCATTAGATGATAGCGGAAATACGGTGATGATGAAAGGCAATGCCTTTCGTTATATAGAAATAGTTGACAACATCTATCATCCTTTTCACACAGCGGAAATTATTGTTAATAATAATTTAAACTTTTTTGATAAAGAATATAATTACCTAGGTAACGGGAGAGATTTGTTAATATTGACAATTTTACCCGCAGCAGATCACAACGCAGTATTACCTCATACAAATGATGATTTCGTATTAAAATTTGAATTTATTATAGCAGCTTGCGAAGATATAAATTATGGAAATGCCATATGCAAACGACTAAAATTGGTAGAAGCTAAAGAATACAAATTATCCGAAACATTTTTTGATATAGTAGAGGTACAAAATTCTATAGGAGGATTTTCATACCTCAACACAAACCAAGACAATGCAAAGCCAACCGGTTCTTGGATAAAATCAATATTAAAAAGTATTTATACAGAAATGGATGGCAATTTATTCATTAAGGATAAGGATGGCGTTGAATTTTTTGAAGATACAAAGTGCATTAATATAAACATTACGCCCCACGGAGCCATCCCCAACATATCTGTTATTAATTATATAATGCAATATCATACTCATAATGATAGTCCTTGCATATTAAGATATGATAGAACGCAAAAAAAGTTTTACTTAATTTCTTATAATACATTATTTTCGAATAATGATTTATTTTGCAAGGATGAATTGCATTTTGGAAGACAAGCTACTGTAGAAGAACAAGAAGCACATAATTCAAATATAAATTATTTGCATTTTTCAAAAAAATGGGGTGAATATGTGTTGTTGGGGGAAGCCGGTAAAAACTCTCAAATATTGGAATTCTATAGAGAGGCTCCGGATGCATCATTAGTCTTAAATTTCTTTACAAAAGAGGGTATTTCTGGTTATTCAAGAAGTCATGGTGCTTTCCTTTATAATACAACTGCACTAGCACCAAATTCTATAATAGAACGATACAACAAGTCATTCGTAGAACCATTTAAAGATCTTTTTAATAATTATAAGCTTCAACAAAATTTTTACATGCCCCAGAGTAATGGGCATATGGCAAATGCTTGGAAGACAGTAACTTCTTCCTTGCCACCGGAAATGAACGAAAAACAATTTGAAATTAGAAAGTTAACTAATCTTTTGAATTTAAATTATACATATATGTTTAAATGCAAAGGGTCTACTGCGAGAAAGGCAGCAACATTTGTTGATGTATTAAAATTTGATCAAATAGAAGATGATAAGAATTTTGATTTAAATAATTTAGGAAGACATTTAGTCACTACTGTAAAAC